CGACCACCTGTAAATTGTGCACTCTACAGGCTAAAAAAGAGTCAAACAATGTCTGAAGCCCAAACTAAGCTTCAAGCAATTGTGCGTCAACAACAAGCTCAAGCTGTTATTGATCGCGAGAGACAAAAATATCTCGCAAACCCGTCAAGAACAGCTAAGCGCCGTCTTGACCGAGTCTTAACAGACTTCAAAAGGAACGGTAGCGAATTCCTCAACAGCAGGCGGTTTAGATCGCATAAAACCCTGCGGCAAATACATGCCAGAGCCAAACAACCGATGCCACGTTCAGTCGCCGAGTTAATTTCCATGCTTCATAAAAAGAAACAGCAAATTGACGAGATTGAACTGGAACGCGTCGAAGTTGCCGCCGGACATGTACAGCCGATTTCTGTCAGTTTTTCCTCAGCAGCACAACTTGCTCCAGTGTCAACCAGACCGGGCATGGTGTTTCTGTCGTCTGACTTCAGGGTCCCCGTGAGCCATGACGGGAAAATCCATCGTATGCCAACTGATGCAAATCAGCTTGTCAAGGATTTTCTCGCAGGTCTACGTGTTGAGTTCCGTTCCAACAGTCTCCAGCTCTATAGAGGAGACAAACCAGTACACCAAGGTACAATCTCAGACAATGGCGTGAATACAACAACGCTATTAAATGTTAGGGAACCATATGGTTTGATCGGTGGATCATCACCAAAACCAGTGTACAAAAACAAGAAAGCTCCAAAAAATGGAATCAAACAGAAGATCGACCAAAGAAGGACCGAAAACGAGAACCGCAACAAGAACAAAAATGTTGACGCCTCGTCGCCAGTTGGAGAACCCAAAGATCCCATGAAGAGCACTTGCCGAGTCTGTAATAAGACAAGGAATAAGCATCCCAACCACCAATGGTGTATACCTGTGTGCGTTGTGTGTGGTAAAGGCCACCTTCCAAGATGCAATAGAGCTGATCGACCTGAGCTCAATCTCAAAAAACAGGTCGGACCATCTGCACGAACAGATGCCATGAATGACGACACGGACATCGTCATAAACGTCATGGATGAGTCAGAGGACGATTTGAGCGAATCCAGCGAGGACAACGAGAGTGATGATGAGATCCACCGCGTAACCCTTGCTCCGATACCCGCTCCTGCCCC